TTAACGTAGAGGTAGCCGTCTGTGTACTGGTTTGCCGTAGCAGCAGTTGCGCCAAGGGTTACCGTGATGCTCTTTGCACCGACAGCGGCGGCGGCAGTCACCAGGTCCATGTCGTGGTTGGCAACAGGGACTGGCGCTGCGACAGTCTTGCCTGCGGTAAGGGCAACACCACCATTGAGGGCGTATCGAAAGATACGGCCATCAGGCAGTTCTAGTTTCGTGCCGAGAGCGCGTTTTTTCGTAGAGCTGGATTGCTTTTCTGCGCCAAATCCAGCAAACACTGTGGTTGGATATGCCATGATTTTCCTTAGGGTTTGGTAACCCAGCTAGGTCCGTTTAATAAGTAGCTCGGTCCTAGGTGACAGCTACAAGGCCTTTAGTCGTGGCCTTAACGATAGATTTGTGGATTTTGCTCTTCCGGCGGTGTGTCTTTAGACCAACCATTGACGTAAACGTCTTGGCTCTGTCACCACACACATCGCAGTTGAACTCCCCCAGCGGCCCTGTGCCTGGTGCCGGAGCTTCCTTGACGCCTTTAGCGGCACCAATAGGCTTCGACACCGAGGCACTTGGATCGCTGACCACGTAGTCAGGGTGTTCAGTAGTCGCTGACCCTGGAGGCGCCAGAAGGAATCCTCGTGAGAGGTACTTCTGGATACTGCCTGGGTCACCCGGCATATTAGGATTCGGCTGCCATTCTCGACCACTCTTCTTATACAGAGTGACCTTCCTGACCCCCGCAACCTGCATCTCCACAGGCGTATAGCCAGCAGCACTAAGCTGCCTGCGCTGTTCGTCTGTGATTTTGATTTTTCTGCCGGGCATAGATTACCTACCTGGACTAAGACGTTGCCAAGTCGCCAATTTCGTATTCCAGAGCAGCGCCGAGACCGTCATCAACTTCGAACATGGAGTAGTCCTCAGTTACGACGACCTCCCATGCGCGAAGCGAGATGTCTCGCTGGCGTTCCTCAGACTTACCTCGGGCGACAAGGTAACCCATAGCGTTCTTGTTTGCGATCACACCGTAACCCGCATCTGTTGCGCCGATCTTGGCGATGTTTCCATCTTCAAAGAACGGAACACCAGAGACTTTAATGCCAGTCCAGAAGTCCGTCAGCGCGTCAGCACTGAAAGGCTTAGGAAGATTACCGCCAGAAGCGATAGGTCCAGAAAAGCCGGAGATGAACTTAAAGATCGCATTCGGGTGATGGACGATAAAGAGCGGCGACCCCATCAAGTTCGCCTTTGCCTTGGCAATACATGCCGAGGCGTTAGCCAGTGTGAAGTCGGCATTGTCGTCGCCAAATTCCGTTCCGCCATTAAGGCCGACGAAAAGGGCTATTGCGTCAGTGTCCTTCTTGCGAGCCATAGCAGTACCCATCTGACGACCGATAATGCTAAAGACTGACTCGTTGTTCTGCCTGAGCAGAATGTCAGTCACGATGACCTTGAGGCCGACCTCAGCCGTCGTCGCAGAAACGATCGCCGGGTTGATGTCTTCCGTGTCAGTCATGTCGATGCCCTCATCCAGATCGGATGCGGTCATCGTACCTACCTTAGGGATGTCCAACTGGTACGTTCCCTTAGGCAGGTTGAACCTCTCGATGAGGTTTACAACGGGCATGTTGTGCTCTTCAGTCTCGCGTGCTTTTACAAGCATGATGCGAGACATCTTTTGCAGAACTGACGTTGTGCTTGTTTGTACCTGTGTAGCCATGATGATTCCTCTACCGTTGGCTAGAAGATAGACATACCGAGCCGCTTGGAAGCGGCCTCAGCCATGTCTTTATTTACCCTCGTATCGCCAGCGGCATAAGCATCTAGTATTCGCTCGTCATCTGACGGAGCGACTGAGGCCTCAGGGTTACTTGTATCAAATACCTGTCCGGGATTGTTTCTGGAGATCTGCGCTTCCAGCTTTGCCGTTCGTGCTAATGACTTAGCGTGAACTTCCATATAGCTAGGATCGTTGATCGCCACCAATTCCTGGAAAGGCACCTGATGCTGTGCAGCAAGTTCATAAGCACGAGCGTTGCGGACTTGCTCCACAACCTGTCCTTGAGCAGTTGATGTAGCCGTTTCAGCAGACTGCACTCCCCTACTGGCGAGGTAGCCCTGCTTGGCGAGATCTCCGTAAGCATGGGACATTTCCGCTGCTATAGATTCCTCGACCCCACGACCAACCAAAGCGTCATACTGCTGCTGTTTCCAGCTTTGGACAGTATTCTCAAGAACAGCAGTATCAGCTTGAGCCTGCTGCTCTTGTCGTACTTTGTTCCCTTGATCTACCTGGCTAGTAAGCTGTGCAATACGCTGATCGGTCTTCGCTTGAAATTCTTTGAAGCCGGGCGTTTCGTAAAGCCGTTGGTCAGGCGTTCCCTTAGGATTTCCGTCATCATTGGCGTCTGTAGCGGCTGCCGCCGTCCCGTCCCCTACCCCGGAAGTGCCGGGCCTTGCGTCCCCACCAGTGACATCTCTTGTAAGAGTGCCTTCCGGTTCATCTGGAACGTAGGTGTCGACTGATCCTAGGTCGTCTGGAAGAGATTGCGGTTCTTCTTCAGGTCCTTTGTTGACCATATTCTTTTGTTCTCCTCGTGTACCACT